TCTTTTTAGATAGAAATAAATGTATCATTGTCAAATCTCCTTAAAGTTTCTGAATATTTCAGTACGAATCAAACCAATTTCTGTATTGATAACTATATCGTTTGACCCATATTCAATTTTTAAATTTTCAAATGATCCTTCTGTTTTTAATGTTGTATATTCGAAATATCCATTTTCATAAACAGTTTTCATATATGCATTTTCAGAATTTATTTCTATGTATTTAACAGCAAGTGCATTATCAATGCTACCCGGTTGATAATAATTATATTTTTTAGCAAACGGTTGATATATTTTAAAACTGCGGTTATGAGTAAGTGAAGTAATAGAAATCCAGCCAGTCTTTTCTGATGTGTTATAGAATTTATACGTAGGATATGACGGTTCGTAAAGATTTACAATTGATGTAATGTCAAATACCGAAATCTGCATAGGCCTAGCGTATTTATCAATATATCTATATCCATCAACAGTGAATTTGATAGTCAATGAAAATGCGAAACCATGCCATCTTTCTGAAATGTTATATTCTATGTTCTTCACTTTCCAAAAATGATCTGAATCTTCATCTGGGAATTTTAATAATCCTTTTCCACCTGCAAAATATTTTTTTATATCGTACAACCTTTCATTTGCTTCTTTTTTGTTTTGAACTACAAAATTACAAGGAACCTCAATCGTTTTATCTTTAAGAACACCAGTGTGACGGTACGATGTTGTACCGTCTCCCATTTCTGATGTTTCTACAATTTCTTCCGAAAAAGGGATAATTGGAGCACTAGTTATCTTCAACAAATTACTAATATTTTTGTAAATTGTATATGGTTGATTTTCAGGTGTGAATTGTAATGTATACATATTCTAAGCTACTCCTTTCCCTATATTTTTTAGCATATCTCGAATTGACACAATTTCTTGTACAGTATCTGTAACTACATTTCCGTCCAATTGCATAGGTTGTAGATTGATTGTTAAATCACAATTTCCAATTGCGTTAATCATTCGATCCAATCTGTTTGTGATTGCGCTCAAGTTTATATTGCCTACACTTCCAACACTACGTGATGTAGTTCCACTCATAATAGCTGTTGTAGCATTCGCAACAGATGCATATGGACTGATATCAGAATAAGTAGCAATCTTATCTGCACTCATTGGCATAATATCTGTGTCAACTACAGGCCTACCCGTATTGAACAAAGATTGTTTGCTATATTTTTTATTGTTATCGTCTTCAACAACTCTCTTCTTTTTTGTTGTTTCTGTATACGTGATAGGATGACTATCAGCATAGTTTTGTGCTTTGTCGATATTTGACTTAATATCCGCATAAGCTTTAGCAGAGCTTGTAACCATGTTATCTAAAGACGATTGCATTGTTTTTTCCATCTTTCCACTCATTTTTCCAACAGCGGCCGATGTAGTTCCGTCATTCGCAAATGCATCCGCAATACCAGTAATCGAATTCTGAGATTCTTTTAACATTTGTTCTCCGGCTTCTTTTATTTTAGGGTCTGTATCTGACATCATCTTTGTTACTGCATCACTTACAGACATTTGACCATTCGCAACTGCTGTTGCAACATCTGTAGGAATTTGTTCTCCACTCATTCCAGCGGATTTTACTGCGCTTGCTAGTGTAATTAAATTGTTCATCGCATTTGTAGCTTCTGAAATACTTCCACAATTTGCCAGGATTCCATTTGCTACATTCAAAGGAATAGATCCACCAATCATACCAGCTTCGTCAACAAGTTGATTCATATTCATTAAAGTAGCCATATAGTTAGCTGCTTCTACCGCATTTGCAGTTCCATTAGTTATTCCTTCTTGAATACCAAGTGGAATTTGAATACCTGATTGCGCTGCCTGTGCTGCAATATCAGTCAACTGTGCCTTCATAGTCGTTCCCATCTGTTCAAACGACTGTGTTTCTAAGTAGTTAGATTGAAGAATGGATTGTGTCTGCGTTTCGTGCAATTTCGTATAAGAATCCGCTAAATCCGTACATAATGTATTAATTGATTCCTTCAATGCACTTGATTGATTCATATAATCTTGCATTGACATCTTACCGTTAGCATATTCTGCACTTAATTTTCTTAATGAATCCGTTGTAGTATTTATACTTTCCGTAAGCTCTGCATTTTTTAATTCCGCTTTCAATTGAGCAGCGGCATTTTTCTTTGCGATACTAGCAAGTGCTTCTTGTTTTGCTTCTTCTTGAAGCTGAGTGATTCTTTCTTTGATTGCATCAATACTTTTATAGTTCGCATCCTCATTAAGATTTAGCTTGCCAGTATTTTCATCAATCTCTACTCCCAAATCAGGATAAAGTTGATTTAACTCTCTAACTGCTTCTGCTAGCATAGTCTTTTGTGTAGCATTTAAAGATTCTTTTGAGTTAAGATCTTCAATTGTTTTCATCAAATGACTTGCAGTTTTGTTATTTTGCGTATACTGAGTTGCAATTTCACCCATGCTTGCCTTAGTTTTAGACATTGACTTTGCATACTTTTCATAACCATCAATAACCTTTAATGTAACTGCATAATCTGTATCTTTATATGCAAGTTCCTTATTCGCAGTTTCCATTGTTTCCTTGCGTTTTTTATCGGCCCAAACAACAGCACCTGCGAAAGCACCAAGTGCAACTGTAACAGCCGTGATTGCTGGATGTGTTAACACAAAACCTTTTCCTAAAGAAACGATAGAAGTACTTGCTAAATCTCCTGCTTTTGCAGCATCCCCAAATCCATCAGCTACCTTTTGTAAACCTGGATGTGCTTTAGTAAAGAATTTAACAGTACTTTGCGCTGCACCAGCTACTTTACTTACACCTTTTGCGGTTGGATAAGCGGCTGCCGTCAACAATAACATCTTTGCGATTGTCTGTTGCGTTCCTTCATCTAAATTAGAGAATGCGTTAGCTGCCTTTTTAACTATCTTTAATAGATCTGTTAAGGTAGGTGTAAATGCCTGACCTAATTCATTACCAGCTTGTTTAACAGCTTCCCATGTTTGAGATAATTGAGATTTCAATGTCGCATAACGCTTTTCTGCTTCGTTTGCCATTGCTGAATTGTCATTCCATGCATTTTTAGAAACATTTAATGCATTAGCCAATACATCCGAACTTTGTGCCAAAGCACCCATTGCCTGTGATTGTCTAATTTCTGTAATGCCTAAATCATTAAGAGTTTTTGTAACATCACTTGATTTACCAATACCTTCTACAAACTTTAAGAATGTTCCCGCTGCATCTTCTCCCCAAGCCTTTTGGAATTGTTGAGAAGTCATACCAGACACTTCCGCAAAATCAGATAACGAATCATTCCCCGTTGAAACAGCTATATCAATCGTCTTTAACATTTTAGAAACAGAACCACCACCAGCAGCGGCTTCAATACCTAATGAAGATAATGCAGTTGATAATCCTAATACTTGGTTAGAGTTAAAGCCTACCATCTTACCTGCAACGCCTAATCTAGTAGCCATATCCATAATATCCGCTTCAGTAGTAGAGAATTTATTTCCCAAATCTACGATTGTAGAGCCTAATCGAGAATAATATGTATTCGTCTTTTTAGACTGCGAAACCATTACATTTGAGAACTTGGCAATGCTTTGTGCTGCTTCTTCACCAACAAGATTTGTAGTATCACCCAATTCTGTAATAGTTTTAGTAAATCCAACAATAGAATCTGTAGGGATACCCATTTGTCCTGCAAGTTCTGCATAATGTGCAATATCTTGATAAGTACTAGATGTTGTCTGTGCTAAATTTTTTAATCCATCGTCGATTTTAGTAAGTTGTTGGGGTGTTCCATTAACTGTTTTTGTAACACCTGTCCATGCATCTTCAAACTCAATAGCCGTCTTAGTAGCGGCTGCAATGCCTGCAAAAGATAACATAGACAATGGTTTTACAGTGTTTGCAAACTTGTCTGCTTTTGAACTTACTTTCCCTAACGTGTCATATAACCTTAACAAGTTTTCATTCGTTGAAATGAATTCATTTGACATACCGGCCAATTCATTCTTAAGCCCTAAAGCACCTGCTTTTAAACCTAGATATGTACGTTGAGAATCTTCATACGTACTGCCTAAATCAACCAATGATTTTTTCTGCTCAGCAATACCAGAAGTACAATCATCCATTGCTTCTTTTAAAGTGACATTTCGTGAAGCTAATCTTTGGATAGCATTTTCGCCTTGTTCCGCCGAACGTGTACCATTTGATATTGCTTCTTTCCATGCACTTATTTGTTTGTTGTTGTCTGCATATTCTCTATTCAAAGAATTAAATGTATGGTTGTAATTATCAATAGACTTTGAAGCAGCATCAACAGCACTTGCCCACTGCTTCTGTGTCTTCGGATAATTCATCAGTTTCTTGTTATAGACCTCTAATTGCTTAGTTGTGTTTTGAATCTTATCTTTTAATAGATTT